ACAAACAGACCAACAATCACAAGTACACTAACGAGTAGAGTGGCATGGTAGTTATATCTGTAAGACCAACTCTACCACTATGGGGCAAGCCTCTGCAACAAGGGTAGCCCCACCCTTCCTTATCTTTAGTGGGTCCCAAACCAATTCCTGTGCTTGTAGCTTACGGGCCCACCCACCCCCCAATTGTAGTATATAGGGATCCTAATGCATACTATATATAGCTTGATTTAAACATTTATAGAGGCTAAAATCATTTCCACTTTAAAAAACAAAAAGGTGCAAAATTTTTTACAAAATTTTTTCAAATGCTAACTCCTGATCAATTAAAAAACTTACCTGAAGATACAAAAAAAGAATATCTACGCACCATGCTGTTGCTAGATGAAAAGAAAAAAGAACAAAATATTAAAGATGATTTTCTTGCTTTTGTAAAACATATGTGGCCAGAATTTATTGAAGGCGAGCACCATAAGATTATGGCAGAAAAATTTAATCGTGTCGCACGAGGCGATCTCAAGCGACTTATTATCAACATGGCACCAAGACATACAAAGTCTGAGTTTGCATCTAACTATCTACCTGCATGGATGATCGGTAACAAACCTGATCTAAAAATAATCCAAGCAACTAATAATGCAGAACTTGCTGTACGATTTGGTCGTAAGGCTAAGACATTAATGGAGCAGGATGAGTTTAAAAAAGTATTTCACACCAGGTTGCGCGAAGATTCTAAAGCCGCGGGCAAGTGGGAAACGGACCAAGGTGGTGAATACTATGCTGCAGGTGTTGGCGGATCGATAACCGGTCGTGGTGCTGACTTGTTAATTATTGATGATCCACATTCAGAACAGGACGCAATGAACATGGCCAGTTTTGATAGGGTGTACGAATGGTACACATCTGGACCTCGACAGAGGTTACAACCTGGGGGCAGAATAATTGTGGTAATGACGCGTTGGAATGTTGCTGACCTAACGGGAAAATTAATGAAAGCACAAAAAGAACCAAAAGCAGACCAATGGGAAGTAATTGAATTCCCGGCAATCTTGCCAAGCGGGAAACCGGTATGGCCTGGTTATTGGAAGCTAGAAGAGCTTGAAGCGGTAAAAGCATCCGTAAGTATACTAAAATGGAATGCTCAATACCAGCAAAATCCTACAGCTGCAGAAGGCAGTATTATAAAACGGGAGTGGTGGAATGTGTGGGAAAAAGATGATATGCCTGATTTAGCACACGTGATACAAAGTTATGACACCGCCTTTATGAAAAAAGAAACTGCTGACTATTCTGCAATAACCACGTGGGGTGTATTCTATCCTAACGAAGAAGGTGAAGCGCATTTAATTTTACTTGATGCTATTAAAGATCGGTACGAGTTTCCTGAGCTACGGCGCGTGGCTAAGGAACAATACGACTATTGGAAGCCAGAAACGGTTATAGTCGAGGCTAAAGCATCGGGGCTCCCGCTTACCTATGAATTAAGGCAAATGGGCATACCAGTTATTAACTTTACACCAAGCAAAGGAAATGATAAACATACTAGAGTGAATGCGGTCGCACCGTTGTTTGAAGCAGGAATGATTTGGGCACCGGATCGTAAATTTACTGAAGAGGTTATAGAGGAATGCGCTGCATTTCCATTAGGGGAACACGATGACCTTGTGGACAGTATGACTCAAGCCGTAATGAGATTTAGACAAGGTGGTTTTGTAATTCATCCAGAAGACTACGAAGATGAACCAGTATCACAAACTAAAAGGACATACTATTAATGAGCAAATTCTTACTTGAATTATTTGAGAGAGTAGTACGGGCTGCACAAAGAAGCCCCTCACCAGAAGATTTAAAAAAATTAGAAAAACTTTCAGAAGAGTTAGCAACGCTAGCTAAAGATCCAAGCAATATTGCTCAAGATCAATTATCTGTTATTGCGTCTAAACTAGACGAAATCGATCCACCAAATCCAGCTAACAGACCGCAAGGTAGATCTGCAAACATGACAGATAGTGCCGAACGTTCAATTCAATTTGTAGCTGAGAAAACTGGTTTAAGTTTTGAAAAAGCACGATTAGCCATTGTAGAGAAAATGAACGAAGCGTATGAGTTTGGTAATCCAAAAAGAACCATGGTTGATGATATGGATCGAATCAAAGCTTACCTAGATAATAATTTATCTATTGGTAGTAGTAGTGATGCTTTAGAGTTTTTAGACGACATTGAAGAACTTGGTAGTGGTATAGTGGATGATAGTGTCGATGCTATCAAAAATATTTCTAAACCAGTTGATGATTTTGATGATGGTAAATCTTACTCTTCTTTTGAGGAAATGCAACGTGACAGAAAAGTTGGTGCTTTTGCAGAAAAACCAGAAGACGTTTCTAACTACGATGAGTTAGTAGAAGCTGGTATATATGAACCAGGCACTATGAATCCAGGACCAAATCATCCTGATGTTAAAGCTGGTATTATCGAAGGTTCTTTTGAAGAAATGTCAAATCCGCTTATGGATATGCTTGATACAGAAATTAAAATATCAAAATCAACCGCAGATGAAATTGCTAAGATGGGTGCAGAGATTAATGATTTAATGGATCAAGGTAGATTTTCTGATGCTAGAGTAGTTGCAGAACGTTTAAAAGATTTTCAAAATAAATTAAAAGCAGGTGATGTAGACGCAACTATTATTCCACCGAACAGAACATTAAATGCAGCTGGTGGTCGGATTGGTTTTGAAGATGGTAGTGATTTTAAAGGCGGACCAAAGATGGGAAGACGTGGTTTCTTAGGACTTATGGGCGCAGGACTTGCAAGTTTATTTATTCCACGTGGTGTTGGTAAAGTTGCTGCACCGGCAGCAAAGGTTGTTCCAGAAATGGCCGCACAAGGCATGCCAAGTTGGTTTCCACTACTAGTAAATAAAATTAAAACGCAAGGTGAACAAACTAGGGTAGCTACCGGTGGTCGTAATCCAGAAAATGTATACAAAATAAAAGATGGTAACACTGAGTATATTTTAACTGAAGATGCAATAAATGGTAGTATAGATGTATCTACGCGTGGTGATAACTTCCAACAAGTTAGCTTTGAGTATATTCCACCAACTGAAATGCGACGACCTGACGGCAAAGCTTTTACCGAAGATGCTGAGTTCTATGCTAGTGAATTTCAAAAAGGTGGCGACGATATCCCTGATTATGAAAACACACTAGGTGGCGTTGAGGATCTAAAACTAGGTATTCAAGGTATAGAAGACTTTGCTACTAAAGGCGCAAAAACCTCAAAAGAAAAACTACAAGAAGCGTCGGATAAATTTATGCGTGATACCACTAGAGAAGATACTAGCGGATTTGCCAAAGGTGGCAAAGTGAGATATAACAACGGTGGTGGGGTTGGAACACTATTTAAAAGGAAAGCATCATAATGGCAACAATAGATAAAGCGTTACCCAACGTAACAAGAACTAAAATAGAAATACCTGGTGCTAAAGAAAAAGCACAAGAGATACAATTACCGCAAGAACCACCAAGACAAGATATTGAAATGACACCGACTGCAGATGGTGGCATGGAAATAGATTTTGATCCAGCGGCAATGGCTGCATCTTCTGGTGCTGCAAATGACCCTAATGCAAATTTAGCAGAGTTTTTGGAAGACGATGTTTTAGACCCTATTGGTTCTGATTTAATTGCATCCTTTGAAGACTACAAAGCATCAAGAGACGATTGGGAGCAATCTTATTTAAAAGGTTTAGACCTACTTGGTTTTAAGTACGAAGATAGAACAGAACCATTTCAAGGTGCATCTGGTGCAACACACCCTGTATTAGCTGAAGCTGTTACACAGTTTCAATCACTAGCTTATAAAGAACTATTACCAGCAGACGGTCCAGTTAGAACACGTGTTATGGGTAAACCAAGCAAACTTAAAACCGATCAAGCAGAACGTGTAAGAGAGTTTATGAATTATCAACTAATGTGTGAAATGCCGGAGTATGAACCTGAGTTTGATCAGATGTTATTTAATTTACCATTAGCAGGCTCTGCATTTAAAAAAGTTTATTATGATTTTAATCTTGGTAGATGTGTTTCTAAGTTTGTGCCTGCTGAAGATTTGATTGTGCCCTACAGTGCAAACTCATTAGAAGAAGCAGATACAATAATGCACATAGTTAAGATGCAAGCAAATGAAATGAGAAAAATGCAAGTGTCAGGTTTTTACTCAGATGTAGATTTAGGATCACCTGCTTATAGTGAAGATGATATAAAAGAAGGTAAGAGTGATTTAGAAGGCACGTCTGGTTCTAGCAAAGATGAAATGTATACTCTTATTGAGTGTCACACAGAGTTAGATTTAGAAGGCTTTCAAGACATGAATATGGAAACAGGAGAGCCTACAGAAATTAAACTTCCTTACGTTGTAACTGTTGATGAAGGCACAGGAAAAGTTTTATCAGTGAGAAGAAACTTTAACCCACAAGATCCAACACGAAGAAGAAAAGATTATTTTGTACACTTTAAATTTTTACCAGGACTAGGCTTCTATGGATTTGGATTAATTCATATGATCGGCGGACTTTCTAGAACCGCTACAGCCGCACTAAGACAACTCTTAGATGCCGGCACCTTGTCTAATTTACCAGCCGGATTCAAGATGCGTGGCATCAGAGTCCGCGACG